TTTGAAGCATTTCTTGAAGCATTCTTGAAGCATTTTGTGCCTAGCGTGTCTAAAATGGGTAATTTGGTTAGTTTTATTCACGGGGTGGGCATTGGTATTGTCCCTATACAGTTTTGTGTTGTGTGTTAGGATGGTGTAGTATGGGTTCTATGGATATTATTGGTGAGAAGGATGGCCACCAGTTGGGTACGGAGGCGTGGCAATCCGTTTTCCTGAGTTCTTTCAGTCAGTGCGGGAATATAACCCAGTCTTCCGGGGATGCGGGGGTTACGAGGCAGGCTGTATTTTATGCTTATAAGAGACATCCTGATTTCAGGGTGTTGTATGAGGAGGCGAAGGAGGAGTCGATAGAGAGGTTGGAGGCGGTGGCGAGGAAGAGGGCTACGGAGAGTAGTGATAATTTATTGATATTCTTGTTGAAGTCGATGAGACCGGAGGTTTACAGGGAGGTGGTGAGGAATGAGAATATCAATGTGAACATGAATGCTAATTTGGAGAAGTTGGACAGGCAGTTGACGGACTCGCAGATTGATGAGTTGTTGGAGATTGTGGAGGCGAAGAGGCTGGCGTTGGAGGGTAGGGTGGAGGGGGTCGATTGAGTACGGGCGACGAGAGCGTTGATGCGTTGATTGCTCAGGCTCATTCCCTGCGTGTGTTGAAGGCACGGAGGGATTTTCCTTTTTATTGTGATTTCGTACATGGGAGGCCGTTGTACGCTCACCAGTTGGCGTGGGTGGAGGAGTTGCTTGCGGCCGGGGGGAAGACGCTGATAGTAGCGCCGCCCGAGTCGTTGAAGTCTTCTACGGTGAGGATGTTTATTGAGTGGAGTATCGGACGGGACCAGGACTTGTGCGTCTTGCTGGTGATGAACACGGCTACACAGGCGATGAGGCAGGTCATGTCCGTGGCTGAGACGATTGAGAAGAGCGAGGTCTACCACGAGGTGTTCCCGGCAGTGGTGCCGAATAAGCCCAGGGGGTGGAGTCATGAGGCGATATTCGTAAGGAGGGGGAATGAGAGCCGGCCTGACCCGACGGTTTATGGGACGGGGATTGATGGGCCGTACCAGGGGTCTCATGTGGACATGCTGATTATTGATGACCCGACTGACCAGCAGGATGTGAGGAGCCAGGCGACGATGGAGTCGCAGAGGGAGAGGATTAGGGGGGTGTTGCTGGACAGGTTGAACGAGGGTGGGAGGCTGTTCACGATCCTGACCAGGTGGGGAGAGGCGGATTTGATGAGGGACTTCGTGGATATTGGGCTTTCTGTTATTGAGAACCCGATTGAGGGGAGATACCCGTGGGGTAGGTTGCTTTGCCCTGAGTTGTTCCCGGATGAGAGGATATCGAGGATTAAGGTGGAGAAGGGGAGTGCGCTGTACCATTTGACGTACATGTGCGACCCTGGTGCGGCTAGCGGGAGTATTATCAAGAGGGAGTGGTGGAGGAGGTACGGGGATACGCCCGAGGGGGAGCCTTCGCAGATGATCTTCTCGTGGGACTTGAGTGCCGGGAGGAATGAGAGGAGTGACTTCACGGCCTACGGGGCGTGGGAGGTCTATGAGAATGGGTACTACCTAGTTGATGCCGGTCACTGGCGGCTCACTATGGATGAGTTGATAAGGAAGATGGAGTTGCTGTATGCTGTTCACAGGCCGAGGTGGCTGTTGGTGGAGGATGTGGGCACAAGTGTGCCGGTGGTGGACTATATAAAGCAGCATACGAGGTTGCCCATACGTCCTGTGATCCCTGGGCGTCTGGGCAGAAAGAGCGGGATCGTGAGGGACAAGGAGGCCCGCCTGATGGGGGTTGTCCACCTGATCGAGGCCGGCAGGGTGTGGCTTCCCGCATCTGCCTCGTGGGTCGGGGATTTTATAGACGAGTGCGCGGCTTTTCCTGGGGGTCAGTACGATGACCAGGTTGACCAGATGACACAGGCACTGGAGTATATGGAGTTACATGCCTCTGTGGGAGCGATTGATGTTAGCAACCCTCCGCGATATCCTAGTTTCGCAGGGGGCGGGATGATGAGACAGGCATCGGAGGCGGCTCCCTACCGGTACAGGAGGTTTTCTTAGACGATGGACGAAGAACAGCCTGAAGTACAGGATATCCTTGAGAAGAAGTCCCGCCTGGAGGAGGTCTGGTCGGGCGCTCATGCTCAGTGGGACGAGACTGACTCCCTGGTGCAGGGAGGGTATAGTATATGGGGTAACGAGGAGGACAGGGCCACCCGCAGTACCATGAGGAGCAACCAGGCACGGGTCATCATTGACCACACCTCGGATAACCTGCTCCCGTACAAGCCACAGTGGCACAGGGACAAGATTGGGGAGGCTGAGGACGCACAGGAGTCGGCTGATAAGGTCGAGTCATGGGTGGATGCGGTATGGGCCACATCTTCGCTCGACCAGTTGAGTATCCCGATGAAGGTGCTTGGGCGCAACATGCTGAAGTACAACTATGGTGTCCTGGAGACGGTGTTTAGCACCTCGGGGATGCCCAGGAAGCCCAAGGAAGGGGCTGATAACTTCAGCGCGAAGGAGAGGGAGTACGACGAACGGTCGTGGAACTTCAACCCCTTCGGTCTCAGGGCCCCTCACCCCACGGCTATTCTCCTCCCATGCTATGAACGGAGACCTTCTTACGCGATAAAGAGGGAGAAGTGGGCACAGATCGACATCAAGGCAGAGCTCGACCATAAACGTGGCCTGGATCATCCCTCTCTGGTATCTGTTGACGACTACGACGCGGGCAGCAACCCGATGGAGCTCGTCGATGTGGTGGAGTATTACTCCAGGGACTGGCATGCGGTCGTGGCTCCGGGAGGACGCAAGGACGGAGATATGCTCCTCCTTGAGGCAAACCCGCACAGGATAGTCCCGTTTATACACGCTTATGGCGGGTTCGGTGACATGCCCTCCGGGGAAGACGGTATGGACCCGATGTACATGGCCCAGGGGTTCCTCTGGCCCGTGAGAGATCTTATCCGTCTACTTGACCAGGTGATAAGCGCCAAGGCCGAGCTTGAGATGAAGGCGGCATACGCCCCGATGGTGGCTCCTGAAGAGACGCTTGAGCGTATCGCCCAGCTTCTACAGGCCGGTGCCAACATGATACCGGGGGACGCAAGGGAAATAGGGTATATACCCATACAGCAGTTGCCCCAGTACCTCACCGACTTCCAGGACAGGATCGAAAGGCAGATAGTGGTTGCGACAATAAGTACCGTCGCCTTCGGGGAACGCCCCGTGGGAGTGGACACCGTCGGCCAGCATGCCATGATGCTACAGGTCAGCTTCAAACGTATGCTGGAGACGATGGAGCAGCTTTCCTTCATGGCCTCTGAGGTGGCAAGCACATGGATGAAGATGCTTGCCGGGTGGGACTCCTTTGTCGAAGAGTCCAAGTCAATAGATTTGGGAGGCAAGATAACGGTACGGGGCAAGGCGCTCAGGGCCGAGGACTTGCAGAAGAACTACCATATAGTGGCGACCTTTCCGCTGTCCGACGAGGCAGTCCGTATGCAGAGGACACAGCAGGGGGCTGCACTGGTCGCACAGGGGCTCAAGAGTAGGAAGAGGCACCTGGAGGAAGACCAGGGAGTTACCAATATCAGCGCAGAGGAAGACCAGATACTTACCGAACACGTCATGGGAGACCCAATACTCATCACCGCGTTCGCAGAGAAGAAGAGACAGGAGTTGGGGGTACAGGAACTGTACGAGGAGCAGATGAAGAGGATGGCAGCGGAGAGGCAGCAGGGGTTCGCTCAGACACAGGCCACTGAGGGGCTCCCAGGCGGTGCCCCGCCGGGGTTCGTTCCTCCAGGAAGCCAGGAGGAGATGACAGTCCAGGCCGCTGAGGGGCAGGCTCTTGTGAGACCGCCTGCGGCAACCGTGGGTACAGCCCAGATGAACGGATCAGGAGTGTGATATGCCAGTTATTAACCCTTTCGATAACATCCTTCTGTCGATTAACGATAAGTTCAGTGTTGCAACTGAGAAGGCCAACGCGTCCAGGGTTGTGAAGTACGGGGACGCTAGGTATACGAAGGCTGAGGGCCGTGTCCGGTTCATGCGTGACCTTGCATCCAAGACGAGCGGACCTGAGAGGGCTGAGTTGATAAAGCAGAGGGGCGTTGATGCCTCAATGGACCTCCTCGGAAAGGGCGGTTCCCTATGAACGAAAAAGAAGCTATAGCATTACTGGAGGAAGAAGGGTTCACGGTTATACGCTCCGGCAACACCTTCGCTGTTACAGGAGAAGGGCTGGGGGATACCTATCCGAATTTATCGATGGGTCCTAACTCCATATCATATCTATGGGACACCTTATCACTAAACTTAGAACAATTCAGCGAAGTTGTAAGTGATGTGTTAGGGGCGGAGTTGGTTGTATCCGATACTGCCACGCCGGGGGCCGTCACGACAGGGGATGCCGCAGGGTTTTCTGGGGTTCCACCAGAGGTGGTATTAGGGCGATGGGAAGCTTCACGACCCGAGAAACCCCCGTGGTGGCCCGATTATCTAGGAGTCCCTTGGCCCCCGTATTTAATGCGCCCAATCTACAACTCCGATGGCTCTGGAGAGATTATTGGATATGAAGAGGACAAGAACGCTTTTGACTGGGACGCCTTCACTGGTATGCAGCGCGCCTTTGGTACTCCGGAGGAAGAGCGTGTTCTGTCTCTGGATGACCTAATTGCACAGGCATTGGGACAGGTGGACAACTGGTCGGACCGTGATGACCCAAATCTACAGAAGGCCCAGAGACTATTTGATTTCAAGAAACAGCCCACAGATTCAGAGCGTCTGAGGCTTGCACTGGATATCGCCCAGTCCCCGTCGGACTACATGACCCTGGTCGGCCTGTATACAGGTGCTGTATCCAGAGAGAGCCCTGCAAGGGTAGGCGAGAAGGTTGCCCCTCTCATGCCGTACCTCCAGCAGATGGCACAGAGGTTCTTTGCGGGCACTTCGTTGATGCCCGAGGCTACACTCCCCCCAGATGTTCGTACTACCGTTAAAGGTATGTCCCCAGCAGAGTTTAGGGCCCAGGAAGAGGCTAGGTTTGGGGTAGCGGATACGACTGGGGTAGCGGATACGACTGGGGTAGCGGATACGACTGGGGTAGCGGATACGACTGGGGTAGCGGATACGACTGTTGTATCT